TGAGGTTCTCTATCGCGCGCTTCTCAGAGAGCAACGTGTTGATGGTGCCGTTGATGGTTTTACGCTTCTCCTCATCGGCGGACACGTAATCGTTTTTGAGCGATTTCACGAGAGCGTCTATCTCTTCGAGGCGTGTTTTCTCCACCACGGTGTTGGCGGTGTTGCCGACGGAGGCAGCCGCTCCCGCGGCTGTTTCTGCCACATTGAGGATTCCCCTGTCACCACCCTCGTTGATTATCTCTTGAAGTCTGCCCTGTTGGTCTTCCAATGCGGAGATGTTCTTGTCGGTGGCGGCTATCACGGCACGGGCGTTGCGTGTGGCTCTCCGTGTGTTCTCCAACGTCTGCTCCGCCCTCATCACCTCGACACCCTTGGAACGGTTTCCGGCGTTCACCGAGTATGTTCCGCCGATACCCGTGGAGCCGAGTTCCGCCACCGCTGGGCCGCTTCCGGGCTTCGCGTTCACGGCGGCGTTGTAGGATGCCCTCGCTCCGCGTTCGGCACGTTCCTTTTCCTCAAGTTCCTTTTGCTGTTTGATGCGTTTCTCCTTTTCGGCAAGGAGCTTGAGTTGGTTCTGATACATAAGCTCCTCCCCGGCTTTCGCCCGTGCCGCTTTCAGGATGGACTCCGCCAAATCGTCATACGCCTTTTTGGCTTTCCCCACCATGATAGCCTCGGTGGAGAGGTTTCCGAAATACGCGGGATACATCTGCTGCATCTTGCGCGCCGCTTCGAGACGCTTGTCCCTTGATTTCGATTCGTCGGTAGCCACGGAATAGAGTTTGTTCAACGCCTCGGAGGCTTGACCCGCGTATGATGCGGCGGACTGCTCCACGGAGCGGAGCGTGTCGCTCCAGCTCTCCATTCCGTTGTCAAGTTCCTTGATGGAATCCGCGGCGTTGTCAGCCGCGCCCATCATCGCTCCGATGGCGGAGCTTATGGCGGCTATGAGCAACCCCACGCCCGTGGCGGCCGCGAGACTGACCAACGCCCCTTTGAGGGCGTATGTGCGCAACGCCGCCCTCGCGGCGGACGCGCTGTAACCCTCGTTCTGCGCGGCGAGGGAACGCATGATCACCGCCACACGCTTGGCGGAAGCCCCTCCGGTGTACAGCAACGCCGGAAGGAGCTTGGCGCGGATGTTGGCTATGGACATGGCGGCCGCGAGGGCTTTCACCGTGGTTATGAGTTTCACCACGCCCCCTGCCGCCACCACCGCGTTGGAGGCTATGGCGAGCCACGGAGCCGCCCATTGCAGCGCGCCGCCTATCTGCTCCTTTATGTCGCCTATGGCGTTCTCCAGCTGCTTGGCTTTGCCCACGTCGGTTTTGGCGATCTCGGCGTTCATGTCGCCCACGTTCTGACGGATGACCTCCGCGAGCATGGCGGCGCGCTCCGACTCGTCGCCATATTTCAGCACCTTGTCCTGGGCGTCGGTGAACGTTATGCCCACGCGGCGCAACGCCGATGTCTGCCCCTGCATGGCTTTGCCCATGAGGTTTCCTATCGACACCGCGTCCGCCCCCGAGGCGTTGATGCCTTTCTGCTGCGCCAGCAGATTGTTCATCGCCGGAAGCAGAGCCTCTATGCTTGATTTTTGGCTCAGGAACGTGGCGAGCTGCTGCACGCCCTGGAGCTGCACCTCATCGCCGATGACACCGAGTTCCTGCTGCGCCGATGCGAGTTCCTTGACGCTCTTTATGTCAGCCTCCGTGGCTCCCATGCGTTGGCGCATGACGGTGGCGAGGCGAGTCTCCGCCAGCTCCTGCTCGGCGTACATATCCGTCAGGGAGTGGAGAGCCGTCATCATCTGCTGGATGCTACGCTGGGCGTTCTCTATCCCGGTGGTTATGGCTGCGAAGTTGATGGCTTTGTGGTTGAACTTGTCAGCCTCCGCCAACACGCCGGTGAGCGACTTCTTGAGACCCTCCGCGCTGGCGGTTATCTTCTTGAAGCTGTTGTCGTCCCCTTTGAGGACCATCGTCACGTTAATCGCGTTCCCTGCCATTTCTCATCTCTCTTTTTTTAAGGAAGGCGTCCGCCAACCTTTTGCGTTCATTATAATTAAATCCCTTGTCGCGGGGGTCAGCCGGAGCCTTGTCCCACGGCAAGGGGAAGAATTTTTTGGGGTCGATTCTCTTTTTGGAGCGCGACTGCACATAGATGGTGGCCATCATGCGGCTGCGCTCCCACGCGTCGTGCGTGGATGCGTCGGCGCGCTCCCTCCACGCTTTGCAGACAGCCTCGAACTCTTCGAGAGTGAGGATGCGGAACTCCTTAAGGCTCATTCCCACGCACCCCACAGCCACTCCGAGGAGGTCGAGTATCTCTACTTTTTTTTTCTCCCTTTCGGGGTTTCCGTCTCCTCCGTCTCCTCCGCGAGCGCGGTGTTCCAACGTAGGATCTCATCGGGTGAAATGTTGTCGGCGAACTGCATGAGGGTGTAGTCGAACGCTTTCCCCTCGCGCTCGCACGCCGAAGCGACACAGCAATAGATGTAGGTGCACACGTCGGAGATGGATGTCGCGTCCATCTCCGAGATGTCCCTTTGCGTCTCCTCGCGGAAGCGGAGCATCGCCCCCATGGTCGCCATGAGGGGATACTCCTCGTCCTTGATGCGTATGGTTATACGTTTCATGCCGCGTCAGTGAGGGTTATCTTGCTCTCGTCGAGGGTTTCGGGTTCCCCGTCGTTGTCAAGACTGATGCTGTATGTCGCGTCGTCCTGTGCCGGAGCGGTCTTTTCGAGGTCTGTGAGCACGAACTTGCCGGCGAGGTAGGGGGTCTCGTCTTTCTCGCGTTCGAAGCACTCCACCTCCACGGGCTTGCCGGCTTTCCACAGCGCGAGAAGTTGGGAATATCCGGTCTCGCTCTCGTTGTAGAAGACGAATCCCTCCGCGGAGATCGAGATGGAGAGACCCACCACGCTTTTCCCTTTGAAAAGTCCGCTGCTCTTTTTAGCGGTGGCTACCGGCTTGACGGCGTGTTCCTTTGTTTCGGAGCTGCACTTCACGGAGTGCGTGGAGCAATGCCCCACAGCTTTTCCCCCAACTTTGACGAGGAAGTTCGAACCATTTGCATATCCTTCCATTATGAATTAAATTTTGATGTTGAACGTTAGTTGCTGCGCGTACGCGTCGTCCGCCCACCCCTCCGAGCTGTCGGTGAGGGTGCATGAGCGGAGGTTCAGCCCGTACGCTGATTTCTGTTTTCCGTCGAGGGCGGCTCTCACCTCCTCGGCGAGGGTGACGCTTTCGCCGTATGTGGCGGCGTAGCAGACCACCTCTATTTCCACGGATTCAGCGTTTCACCGGGGAGCGGTTGAGGGCGGCGCGCCTGTAGACCACGCACGGCAAATCGCCCTCCTCGCTGGCGACCGGGAAGATTCTCGTGGTAATGTCGGACACCTCCTTTCTTTCAAGAAGAAGCTCCCTGATCAACGCCCCCGCGCTGAGGGACGATTTAAGTCGTGGTGCATCCATATTTCATAGCGGTTTTAATGACGCTCTCCCTCACCTCCCTGTGCATCGTCTCGGTGGTGGAGTCCATGACCCTGGAGAACGCCTTGACCATAAACCCGTAGCGGCGCATCCTTCCGGTGGTGTGTCCGCCGCGTTGCCGTCCGCGGGATTCCGTCCGCGTCTTGGTGGAACGTTGGGCGGTGCCTTTCGACGCCCAGACAAGTATGGGCTTCTTGACTCCGGCGCGGGTGAGATGGAATCCTCTCTCGCCCTTACCCGTGCGGCGGTTGGCGAGCTTCGTGCCTATGGTGACACGGAAGCCCGCGGTCTGCTTAAGCAGAAGCATCCTCACGCCCCTCTCCAAATCCCTGGAGGAACGGAGCCCCGAGGAGCGGAGTTCCTTGACCACCTCCTTGCGCACGCCGTTGCCGGTGCGCCGGAACGCCCCTTTCATGGCTTGGAGACGGCGTTTGGGTTCCAGCTCCGCGAAGAGCCTCCGCAAATTTCTGTCGTCGTAGTTCAGACCGCTCATTTGTTCACCTTGTCGCAGATTAATGTCTTGTATCCCTTGTCGAGGTTGGGGATGACGTTCGTCACGTTCCACTCCACCCCTCCGAGCTGCGCCACGCGCCACCCCTCTTTCACGGGATGCGCGTCGCGCACGTTCCACTCGGAATGGTAGTCGGAGAAATGCTCGCCGGCTTCCTCGCTGCTCCGTCCGGAGATCTTGACGCGTTCGGCGTGTATTACGCCCGCTTCCTGATATTTGATATCAGAGGAGCCGAACACCTCGTCCCCTTTCACCGGCATCAGCATGGTGAGCCTGTATTTCATCGCCCCGGCCCTCATCGGTCGCTAAGTTTACGGAATGGTTTGATAAGCGCGTCGGCACCGTCGGGAATCTTGTGCATCTGCACAGCCGACGACTCCTCCCTCTGGTTGTACCAATGCCCCACCACGAGGAGAACCGCCTGTTGGAGCCGCAAAGGGAGTTTGCCGCCGCCCCTTTCGAGGAGGTCGTCCACGCTCCTGTTCGTAGCCCCGACAACGTGCTCAACCGCGGCGTCGCGGTACCATGCCAAAAGATCATCGTCAAGCTCGTAGTCGTCGGCGCGCACGTGCGCCTTCACGAGGTCCAACGACACTAATGATTCTCCACTCATGCCGGCACAGTTTAAGCGTTAGCACCCACCTTGGCGAGGGCGAACGCCTCCGGACGGAGGGTCGCGGTGCCGTAGTTGACATTGAGGACGAAGTCCACAGCGTCTTTTCGGGCTTGGGAATAGGGGTCGATGACAAACGAGATGTCGCCGAAGAGACCCATGGGCTGGTAACGCCAGTCGCCGAGACCGACATTCCCCTCTCCGATGTAGTTGGTGGTGTAGACCGGAAGACCGGCGATTTTGTCGTCTTCGCACACCATGATGCCGCTGCCGGCATCCTTGGGGGTGGCTTCGGCGATGGCTTTCTGCGCCTTGGTCATCACCCAGCACAGATGCTCCCCGTCAACTCCGGTGGCGAGGACTTTCGCCTTCATGGAATTGTACTCCTTGAACGTGGGCTCGGCGGAGAATGTCACAATGTCCTTGGCGGCGATGTTCACGAACGGTCCCACGAGGGTGGTGGCATTCGTCACCTTGGTGGTGGAGAACAAAATCTTGTTGAGCAACATCGCGACGCTGAGCGGCATTAGGTTGCGCACGATGGTGCCTATCACGTCCTCGGTCTGGATGATGCTCTGGCGCGTCACCGGAATGGCGATGCCGATACGCTGCGGAGTGGCGGTGAGCTTGTCCATCTTGATTTTGGTGTCGGTGAGTTTAACGCCCTCGCCGGCGATGGTGGCCTCCACGGCCTCGTAAACGGGCCATACGTAATCCCCGGCGAGACCCGTGGGCATGGGAAGACCCACCTTGTCAAGGATAAGCCCCTCGGTGAGCGGCTCGAGGATGTCCTGGATGCGGAGCGGAACGATGCCGCCGGAGGCCGCGTCGGAGACCATCACGAGGTCGCGCACAAGACGGAGCTCCACACGGGAGTTGGACTGCACCCTCTCACGGATGATGCGGTTGCTGTCCTCCACGATGGAGGGGTTGCGGCGGACAGCCTCGGCTGCGGCTGCCTG